CAGCAACATTTGACGTGCCGTTAAAACTAATGTTGAAAATGTTGCGAGCCGTAGCAAGCGCCGTCGCCGTTCCTGCGTTTCCCGTAACGCTCGTTTGATCGCCCGTGTTCGTGCCACTCACGCTGGAAGTCCCCGCGACAGTGAGCGTGTTAGCCCCCAGCACGATGTTCCCTGTGCCCGTAATTGATTGCTTGATTGCGCTCATCCGTGTTTAATAGTTACCCAGAAAGTATGTCGCTCAACGTCCTGTGCTGTAACTCCACGAACGACAGTGGAGAACAGAAGGGCCCGCCGCCGTTCCCAGCGACGGGCCCCGTGTTCGTAGGAGATTTCCCCTACTGATTAGCTGCAGGCTGCGTAGAACGCGGTCTGGTTGCGGCAACGTGAGTGACGGATACGGTAACCGAAGTCACTGAACATCGGCTCTGCGCCCATCGTGAAGATGCCGCGGAACTTACCGATGGTGCCGTCGGGGTTATCATCCTTGTGCAGGATGTTCTGCCATTTCCATTCACCACGGTAGCTGACAGGCTGGAAGGACGTGCCTTCGCCTTCAGTCGTGATGCTGGTTGGGTAGAGCATCTTGATAACTTCAGGATGAAACACGAATGAATCCTCCCAAGCTGCGGTGCGATAGGCGTCGTTCTTGACAAGAACGTAGCCGTTGTCGCCTGCGACGCGGGTGTAGGGCCATACGCGAACCCATGCCGAGTTGGTCCACTGCCAGCGAGGCGGGGTTGCATCGACCAGATGTTGATAGCCGCTCTGTGGAGCAGACATCGAACCGTAGGCCGAGTAGATTTTCGTGAGCTCTCCGACAAGCTGCGGGTTCCAGCGATAGTCATCGCGGGTTCCGGCAGCGACTTTCAGCAAGCGGCTCTGTTCCATGCTGGTGAACAGCGAGAACAGGGGCGAGCCGTCGGCCTTGAGGAGGAGCGGGCTTTCCGTAGCACCGATATGGACGAGGTCACTATAGATGTCGCGCAACAGTTCATCGGTCATATTCGCTGCCACCTTGCCAGCACCGCTAGGCATCGTGGTGCCCGAGGAGATTCCAGCCGTGGTAACGAGGACGTGATTGGTGCAAACGCGGGCATACTCAGTGCGGGCACGTTCCACGAGAGTAAACTTCGTGGCGTCGGCCAGACCTTTCTTCATCGCGCTCAACTGCTTGGCGACTTGCCAGGAGTTACGCAAGTTGGTAACGCAGAGCGGGTCAGACTCAAGTGCAGTCTGCGAGAGTTTGTATTCCGCCAGAGTGTTACCAGATTTGAGCGTGGTTACAGTAGGCAAACAGGCACCGCCTGCGTTCCCGTAAGTAGCCGAGCTAGTGATGTCGCTCCAAGTTGGTTCGGATAGGACACCGTCAGAATCCGTAGGCAGGATTCGACCTGCGGTCAGGACTTTGACTGTGTCGCCCATTTCTGGGGTCCACTGACCCGTTTGCACGAGGTCAAGCCAAGGTGAGATGTTAGTGGTTCGGCGAAGGATGTCTGGGCCGATACGGCCAGACTCTTCAGCGAAGATTTTATTGATTGTTTCAGCGGCCATGATGTGTGTAGGTTATTTGTTTTGGGTGCGGGCTCGGCAGAGTTATAGCCAACCCGCTAGGTTGGTTGATTGGTAGTGTCGTCTGGCCATCCACTAGGTGAATGTCGTAACGACTTGTCTCTCTGCGGTGTGTTGAGTCCGGTCTCACGCGAACCGTTCGATGTTAAGCAGACATCGTGCGCTAATGAACCTCTTGCCGGATACATAATGAAAAGCAAGGCCGTTATAGCAATCCGGCTTCGCGCATTCTAACTGTGATGGCTTCCTCAAACGGGAGTCTTGCCGTTGCGCTTGTTGGCTGAACTGCAGTTGCGGCCCCGCCGCCAGCCGCTGGAGTAGCCCCGCGCATCCGTGTAATCAGTGCGTTGGCTTCCGCGAGTTGGGTTTTGGCTGTTTGAAGTGCGCCAACTAGCAAGGGGTGAGCAGCGGCTCTGGCCATAATTCCTGCCTGACTTGGCGTGTCGAAGGCCTCGTAAGTATATTTTGTAGGGAACGATTGTGCGTCGGAGAGTGCAGCGTTCCACGCATCGTTTCCGTCCACAGGCTTCAACTCTGCCGCGGCTGCCAGCTCGTTCCAGAACTTTGGAACTGCTGCCTTATACTCGTCTGCGATTCGGGACTGCTCTGCTTGAGTTTGCTCCTGTTGTCTGGCGGTCAGCTGGCTTAGCGCGGCCTGAGCATTGGACATCAACGCGGTTTTCTTGTCGGCCAAAGCGTCAAACGCATCTACCTGACGGAAGAACTTCTGGCGGTCGTATTCGGCCATCTCAGACGCTACCTCTGAGATGAGCTTAGTTCTATCTTCAGTATTACTCGCCACTACTTTAGCTACCTGTGCTGGGTCCATGCCGTATCGCTTCACGATAGTCCCCATCTCTGCCTCCACTACAGCAAGCGGTTCACCTATCTCTTTACGGAAGACCTCAGACTTCTCTAACCGCGTGGCCGCCAGCTCTTGGTCGGCTTCGGAGAATCGTTTGCGGAGAGTTTCTGCCTCCAGCTTTACCTGCTCATAGTCCGGTGGAGCCGTAGGTGCTTTAGCTGCCGCTTCCTGTGCGGCCTTGAGTTGTGCCTCAAGCTCCACGGTCTTTGATGCGGTGGCTTCCAGCTCTTTTACCTTTCGCTTATAGTCACGAAGTTCATACGTCTTCTTAGTGAAGGCCTCGCGTTGGTCACGAGTCATCTTCTCTGTGGCGCTGCTAATCTCGCTCTTCAGAGAGTCCTCTTCCAAGTCAGCGGACTGAGGCGTCTTCACTTCCGCCGGAGGTGCTGGTGGCTCAACTTGCTTAGGGTGGGGGGTCGAGTCGGTCAGCAAGTCTAGGTCCCGCATCCGGCGAATGATTGCCTCTTCCGTGCTTTCTCCGGCCGCCGTCGAGGACGGAGTAGTCGTCGGGTTTGGGATTACTATCCCTGACTCAGCGGGCGTCGCTGAAGGAGAGTTGGCAGGAGTAGGAGCGACTACGGTCGCGGTCAGTGTAGGATTCTCTGGCATATTATTCTAAGTTATTTGGTTTGAGTTAAAGGACGAATGGCTAAGTCTGATTGAAGTGTCCCCCACTCAGCCAAAGTAGGTGATACGATTTGTTCAGGGGAGGCGAGCTTTTCCAAAAACCGAAGGGCTCCATACACGCCAGCCCTGTGTGCGTATCGACGGGCGAGCTCGCTATTAACTTCGGCAGTTATCAATCCCCCGTCACGGTCGGGGACCGTGGGTTCGTGTGCCTGCCTGATTACGTCAAACGCTGATTGCAATACGGGGTCAGCCAATAGCTCGGCCAGCCGCTGTTGATTGTGCGGGTTTACTTTCCACTTTGTTAGTGTCATATATTAAGTAGTCACTGCGGGAGTTTGGATTTGGGCTTGAGGTGATGGTGTCACTCCCGCGTCCCTCTGTTCTTTGAGCCGTTGTTCCCGAAGCTGAATAGCCATCTTAGTGTCAGCTTCTGCTTTACGCAACTCAATCTTATTCATCACGTCGGCAGCCTTCAACTGATTGTTCACGCGGTGCTTCTCAAGCAGCATCTGAAGTTCCATCGCTTGTTTCTGTGCCGTTTGTTTTTGTTCCTCAGGCTCTTGCTCTGGCTGTTCGCCCTCTGCGCCCATCTCTTGCTCGGAGCCTTGTGGCGCGGCGGCCTTGGCCTGCTGGTCTCGGAGTGTTTTCTGATACTGGTTGATGAACGTCTTCCAGCTTGCAGTGAAGTTGTTCAACGCCTCGCGGAATGATGCGGACTGCTGCACACGCATCGGGTCCTGACTCAATATCTCCACATGCGGGGTGGTGTGATCAATCAGCGCCCCGACAAACTTAAGCTCCGGCTCAAGCGCCATGAAGTCAAAGTCCTCGCCCATCAAGCGACGTTTCTCAAGGTCCTGCATAATCTCAGCGATGGACTGCAAGTGAATCTGAGCATGAACCGCGTGGTTCTCGCCTTGCTGCACTTGGGCTGGGCTGCCGCCACGGAGCGCAGCGTTCTCGAGCTCAGCAATTTTCTCGTCAATGACTGGACGGGTCTGCGGAATCTTAGGCAGGTAACGGTCAGCGACTTCGCGCCCGAAGCGGGCCGAGATAGAATCCCGCAACACGTTGCGTTTTCCAACCTCATCAAAGCTACCAATCAACGACATCGCCGCATCCAAAGCTACCTGACGATGACCGATGCTGCCGTAGCCCACTGCTTTGACGGGCTCAACATCTCGAATCGCCATGACATATTCGGGCAATACCTCACGCTCCATGCAGCGCATATAGAACTCCTGAACCTCAGGAAACCGTTCATCCATAGGTCCGATGCGCTGAACGCGGGAGAACATCTCACGCAGCACCCGTCTCCAAGAGCGGTAGAACACGTTGATTGCAGAGATAGACAGCGTAGTGTCTGCCTCTTGCATCGCTTGCACTTCATATTTAGTGCGCTCGATGCCTGTGGAGGACGACGTGTTTGCACGATATGCTGGGGAATTATTCTGCGTAAGCATCGCCAAATCCCGAATAATCGGCATTGCGTGTTCGGCTGGATTCCCAAATTTCTTCTCGACTACGTTCATCTCCGGCGAGATGTAGGCCACTGGGCCATTCACAGTAATCGGCGGTTCCTCCATAGAGGCAGAGTCCTTCGGCTGCAAGTGCATGGACAACGAAAGCAGTGTGCCGTCCAATACGGAGCACCGCAGACGATTGCTGGTCTGCACCATCGGGAAGATTTTATACGCTAGGCCGCGGACTGAGTGGTAGCTGCCGTTGCCGACGCCGTAACTGAAGACCGTGAAAGCATTTGCGGCGGACTGAAAGCGGTCAATTTTCTTAAACAGAAACTCCGCTGTGGTCGGCTTCACTGGGGTCTCCATGCAAATGTAGTGACTGTATTGGCCGTCGAACCCGCGCACCCAAAAGTGCAGGGTCTTCACCGCTACCGCGTCAGCATACGATACTTGCAGGTCGTTATTCTTCAGACGCTTTTGTAGCTGCATCCAGTCACCCCACCATCCACGCATGTCCTGACCGCGGGAACTGTTGGTAGCAATGACGAGATTCTGCCGGACTTCATTCACATTCCAGCCGACTTCTTTGGCGGCCGCTTCGTCCTCAATCATGTTATACAGCTCATGCACCATATAGCTGCGGCGGGCCACTAATACTTCGACAGCCTCCTCCGTAGCGGCCGTCTGTCGCGGAATCAAGAAATCATCCCAACCGCCTGGTGTCCACTTCCAACTGTCGTCATCTTGGAAAGTAGCGATGCTCACCCCGTGTGAGATAAACTCGCTGGCGAGCCGCGTCCAATACGAGTCGAACTCCGGCCAGCCACGCACCATCCGATGGAACTCTTCGGCAATTACTTCTTCTACCTCGTGTCGTGCTGTTGGGTCCCCTGCTGCTGGTGGAAGTTTAAGGGAGGCCAGATACTCAACAGAGTCAACTAAGTCTGTGTATGCCGTAATCGCTGCTTCCAAAATCGCTGCCCCCTCACCGAAGTTCAGGTTATGCCGGAATCCTGCACCCGACCTAATCAACGCTTCGTTGTTATACGGGGCCGCACCGTCCAACATGGCCTGCACCGTGGACCTGTTCAGAGCACTCAGCTCGTCCGCGGTCTTCAGGTTGTAGTATAGGGCCATCGCCGCCGTCACGGTAGGGAGCCTGTCGTTAGACTTGGCTTTCCCAGAGGCGGGTAGGGGGGTTAGGTCGGTTTGTCCGTATGCGATTTCGGTGCTCATGGTAGTTAGCAATTCCAGGCTCGGAGACTCTTGTTGATGCGGCTGTCTGGGTCGCGGGCAGTCTTTGCGCTGGTAAGCTTTTCTTTCATACCTGTCATTCGCGCACAGAAGGACTCCTTGCGTTTGCCTCCCTCAGGCTGTGGTGGCTTCAGCCCAGGCTTACCAGGATTTGCGGCGTTGTATGATGCGCGGCCCTTAGCGTTCAGGCCTCCGGATTCGGATTTGCCTTCCTTGCGGGTCCACGCGGGTGTGCTATGCTTTTTGTCCATGTCGTTGTTTGGATTTGGATTTTAGTTTACGAGGGGGAATAATCTCCACCACTGGGAAAGACTCTGCGGAAGTATCCAGCGGGATTGGCGCAGGCTGCGGAGCCATGCGCTCTTTCAAGAGCAACTTGAGCAGGCTTAAGTCTTTGCACCCATGCACGACCGCGATTGTTTCGTTCACTACGTGCGGCAGTGAAAAGCCTGCCTGTCCAGCGAGACGGCCTTCGGTTGGGTCGCAATGTATCTTCCCGTCCGCTTCTCTCCGATAGTTACAGGTGAGCCAGTTGTGCTGAATCAAGTTGGTGTGCTTGGCGAAGTTGCCGTCAACAATATCGGCCTGCATCGCCACGTCGAACGCAATCACACGGCCGTTCATTGGGTCGCGGGATTGTATGTGCGCTTGCGTGTATTGAAATAGGCGGGAGGGATAGACTCCAGTTCCGACCAAGTGCTGCCCCGCTGGGATTCGTTCGTTCTGTGGCATCAGGAGCCTCCAGCTCTGCTGTAGAACCCCAACAAACGGGCGGTCTGCGCTTGCATACTCGGCCTCGATGCGCTTCAGCCAATCGGAAGCCAGTGGAGTATTGTCAGGCTCAAAGAAATACCACGGAAGTTCGGGGAAGAGTTCTGGGGCAGCTGCTGCGGCAGCTCGGAACATTGCGTTGGGACCAGCGGGCCATCCCTTATCGACTGAGGGGTCCAGCGAAGCGTATACCGCAGATACTGACTTGAACGCCTTCTCTAGTATTGCCCGCACCATTCTCCATTCCTCTGGGGGAATCTCAGGGTCGACCACAAGGAGCGCAGGAAAGTCCTGGACCCCTCCGAGGTCCACTATCCATCCGGCAATCGCCTTAGCTAACGTCAAATCGAAGTTTGAGATCGGGTATACTAGCAGCACAACAGACCATTCACTGGGGTTACCCCATTTGTCAATGCAGTAATCTAGTGTTTCCCCACCCAGACAAGGCGATGACCGGAGCTTTATACGCCCTGCGCAGGGGCAGGACGGGGGTGCTTATCTCGGCTAGGCCGTCCGAATCCGTCGTAGTTGTGGACGTTTGCGATACGCTATCTGTGTCTCGAACAAACATTTTCCACTTTTTTCGTTGAGTGTTGGACCTGACTTGGGCCGTGGCTGGCTTAAACTTCCCAACTGTCCGGCATACATCTAGTAGAATGAACGCGGCGTCAGCTAAATCAGGTGATTTGCCTGTCCGCTTTCGCACTTCCTTTTTGGCTTCTACCTTTATGAGCACGGAGTCTCCTCGCTTGACGGTGCCACGCCGACGCGACGTCATCTCTATTGCCAGCTCACTGCTGATGCCCTTGAGCTGGCCTCCTCGCAGATAATCGCTGCCTACGTCCCAAAGCTCAGACACGCGGTCTGCGTATCGTGTAGTAGCGGGCACCCTGTCTAACCCAACTTCATACTCGCTGGGTCCTCCACCAAAATACACGCCTTTAACGTCGGACGACCACGCTTCAGACAGAATATCGCCAAACGCCTGGCCTGCTCCGGTCTGATCATATCCTGCGTGCGAGGGCGTGACCCCGCGCCTGACACACTCGTCTCTATACTTCTTAGCAATCTGCTGATTCCGTGGAGTCTTCGAGTCCTTGTCCTCGGCGAGCAAGATGTTGTCTGTGTATAGCAAGGTGACGAGCCCCTCTCTCGACATCCCGAGCAGCCCGAACTGCGCCCTCGTAGCATCTCCGTCGGAGGTGAACCCCAGGTCCAGTCCAGCATACGGCTCGGGTGTTGAGGCCCACTGAACTTTACTGGAGTCCGCTTCGGTGGCCGCGAGATCGACTTCCGTGTAGATTCCTTCGGACGAACCTTCAGGACACCAGAACGCTCGACACATGCGCCAGTATGCGAGAGAGTTTTCCCCGTTCTGTTTCTTCGCCGTCTCAATCTTCTTCAGCGTCGGCAAAAACGGGTAGGTGTCTCTGCCCTCCAGAATGTTTGGCGAAAGCTCGGAGTCAAACCGAATGGCATACCCGAGTTCAGTCTCCCATTCGGTGTCGCGAACCGAGATAGATTTCCAACCAGCCTTGGGTTTCGATAGGGCTCCGTGTGGGTCAAAAATAGAGTTTGGGTTTCCGATTCCGATAAACTGGAAGAACGGGTTCTGCGACAAGTTACTAGCTCCAGCCTCGACAAGTGCGGGCGACAACTCAGGCAACTCATCGCCGATCAAAAACACGCGCTGGTTCTTAATACCGATCAGTTTCCCGATACTCTCCTTCTCTTTGCGGGCATCACCAGCAATCAGAGCGAGCCCCGCCCGATGATTGACCTTCCCATCCCCGAGGTCGCAGCGTATGATCCCGAGCGAGTCGACGGGCTTTCCCCACAGCTTTACGGATGCGTGCTGCCACAAGTCCATAATTGCGCCCCAGATACGCTTCCGAGAATCCTTCAACGAAGTGGACGTCACCAAGACCATCGTTGTTTGCGGGGCCGCTAGGAAATTCACTATGCTCCACAGAGCGTAGGTCTCGGTCTTGGATGCCGACGCGGGGCCGGACACCGCGAGGTATTGCCAGCGACATGATTCTTCCACCATCTTCTCCGACCACGGGTTTCGGACGAAACCCCTTGTGCTGCCTTCCGGCCACAGGATAGAGACGACGTTCCAAAAGTGTTCACTCTTTCCGAGGCCTCCGTCTTCGACAGATAGCCCGTGCAAGAAACACGCTAGCTCAATCTCCAACTGTCGGTTAAACGGCCACTCCCGACGATACATCAGCTTCGACATAAATTATATTTTGCTTTTGTTTGAACGAAACGCAACCCATATACTCTAAGGGTCCATGACAACACAACCCATAATCCGCACTAAACATAAAGTAAAAGTCAGCTCGCCGCAAGACGTAGCAGTAGCCTCAACCGTGTCAAGTTTTCTAGCGAAGTTCGGGGCAGACCGCTTGATGTCAATTCTTGCGGAATCGGTTTCGCCTGCGTCTGGTCCGAAGATTTCTGTCGCCAACGCTATCTCAATATTTCTAGATGCGCTAGGCCGCAACGGAGTTTCGCTGAGACATATCCGTTCGACCCGCAGTCACCTCAAGCGATTTGACGCTACGTTTACTGGCTATCTAACCGACATTAACGCGCTTGATCTTGACGGCTACCTTCAAGGCGTGAGCTATAATCAAAAGACGCGCCTTAACCATCGCGTCACTTTGGTGTCACTGTTTAACTTTGCGAAACGAAAGTGCTGGCTCAGTAGCACTACCGCTCATGCAGCCGAGCTCACCGAACGACCTAAGGTCCCCGTTTCGGACCCGCAAGTTTTCACGCCAGAAGAGATGCTGAAGCTGTTGAGGGCTGCTCATAGTGAGCCGCTGTCTTCATACCTGGTGATCGCGGGATTTGCTGGTGTGCGTCGCGCCGAAATAGAGCGTATGCACTGGTCCGACTGGCAGCCTGAGAATAATTCTTTAGTGCTGCCGACCGCGATTACAAAAACTAGCCGCCGCCGCATCGTTAATCTAGAGCCGAACGTAGGCGCCTGGCTCACAAAGCTGAGCGAAAGGTGGAATCCGGAGGACAGGATTTGTCCCATCTCAATCGGCAACCAGATTTTGATTACCTCAAAGGCAGCGGGAGTCCAATGGCGCGACAATGCGCTGAGGCATAGCTACGTCAGCTATCACTTAGAGCTGCACAAAAATGCTAGCATGACCTCGAAGAACGCTGGTCATGACGTGCGGACTCTGGAGACTTCTTATTTGCAGCTCGTGCCGTTCGCCGCAGCTAAGGCGTGGTTTAATCTTAGCCCCGCTGATCTTTAATCTTGTGTTAGCTGCAAGTGTTATCCATAGTGGTAGCCTATGTCTCAGGCAACTTCTTATGTCGGCGTGGACAACGCCACTTCCGGTGCGCTCGCAGTTCTTCCACCTAACGGAATCCCAATCATCTACCCATTCGTGACCCTGCCTAAAGTGCCAAAGCAAAGCACAGAGCTTGACGACGCGTGGTTCTATTCGACGTGTCAGTCTATCGTAGCGGAGCATGGGCCTGTGCGCTTTGTTGTAGAGCGGGCGCAAAAGTTCAGCCCTGGGATTCTAGCACTGTGCTCCACGTGGGGTTGCTATGGCGCAATCCGAATGTGCCTGCGCGGAGGGCTGCGTGCTCCGTTTATTCCTATCGACCCAAAGACGTGGCAGGCGGTCATGTTCCGCGGTATGCTGTCCGGCGACTCCAAAGACAAATCAATTAGACGATGCAAAGAACTATATCCAAATATAAGCTTGCAGAAAACCCAGCGAAGCACTACACCCGATGACGGTATGAGCGATGCGCTGCTGATTGCGACCTACGCGAAAAACAATTCTCTATGACTGCACTAAAGCCTGAGACTACAACACCACCAACACCCATCCAAGATGGGGGCCCTGCCTTCGCCGCGCAAGGTTCCGACCGCTACTCATTTCAGAAGGGCATGAGCTTGCGCGAGTATTACGCGGGGCAGGCAACTGAGGCCGACTTGCAGGACATCCTTTATAAGTCCTTCGGGTGTGGGGCGCTCCCTACACGAATACAGGCCCGCCTTTTGTTCGCCGACGCGATGATTGCTGCTCTACGGTAACATCTATGACCACGTCCATATTCATACGCACCTACCGCGGCGACCGCGAATGGCTTAATTACTGCCTGCGCTCGCTGGAGAAATTCGCCAGCGGATTCCATGAAGTTGTCGTCAGCATCCCCACAGGTGACGAGCCTCACTTCGACCTATTCGATTTCCGTGGCGCAAAAGTCGTGTGGTATAACGACGCCAAGTGCGACCCATATGTTGCACAGCAGGAGAATAAACTGTGCGCCGACCAATACTGCACTGGGCAGTTGATATGCTTCGTCGACTCCGACTGCTTTGCTACGGAGCCAGTGACGCCAGCGTCGTTCTGCAATGAGCGCGGCAAGCCGCTTCAACTCATCAGGCACTGGGAAGAGACAGGTGATGCAAAGATGTGGCTGCCAATTACTGCGGCTGCGCTGGGAGAAACCCCGATCTTTGAGCACATGGCCACAATGCCTTTGATTTACGACCGCCGCACCTTCCCGTTGTTGCGCGACCACATCGCCGCCACGCACAAAGAGTCACTGCGGGAATACATCAGTAAAGTGAAAGGCCGCGAGTTTAGTGAGTTCAACCTGCTCGGCGCTTTCGCACTCCGTTACACCCCTTCGTTCTACGACTGGCGTTTAGCTGACCCGTCCACGGATGGTTACCCTCGCTCCATACGGCAGCAGTGGTCGTGGCAAAAAGGCGGCGTGGATCGTCACAGAGCGGAATACGAAGAAATCCTTGCACGATGAACTCCGCTACACCTAAACTCCCAGCGTGTGTAGTTGTCGCCCACAGCGCGGGACTGTTCTCACTCATCAACAAGGTCATCACCTGCGCGGAGCGTTACGAGCACGTCCACGTAGACTTCAGCAACGGCACCCTCTACTCAAAGGAGGGGGACAACTTGTGGAATCATCTGTTTGAGCCTACGGAAAACAGGGGTGGCGACGTGATTGAGCCATACCCACATCAAGACTACACGTATAAGAACGTCGCGGCCTATTACCACAGCGACGGAGGGTGGCGTTACCGACTCAATCAACTGTGGAAGCGATTCACCCCGCTGCCCACCATATCCAACAGTGTGGAGGACGATGTGGAAGACTATGACATCAGTGAAAGCGTCGCCGTGCAAGTGCGCTCTATACCCCACGCTGGGGAGCAAGTCACCGGAGAGTGCCAGACACTGGATCAATACGCCCACGCCATTCAAGCTTCTGGTGGTGGGCGCGTGTTTGCAGTGTGCAGCGATCAGTCCACCGTGGACTGGTTGGCCGCCCGCTTTGACGTGACAAGCTACCCCCAAACTCGCAGGTCGCCCGACCGCTCGGTCAACTTCCATGAAGTCGTCCCACAAACGGTGGAAGATGCTGTCCAGTGTTTCAAGGAAGTCATGGTGATGAGTCACGCCAAAGCGCTGATTCACCCCATCTCCAACATGGCCACCGCCGCACTCTACATGAACCCGACGCTGAAAAGTATTTACCTACCGTGAAGATTCTACCAAACGACGTAGCCGTCGTCGAAGGTGACACCCTGCACGCCGAATGGTGCAAAGGCGGACTCATCCACGACCGCTGGTTCGCCGACCAACTCATCGCCCACCTGTCAGTTGGCGACGTAGTTTACGAGGGGGGTGCAAACATCGGCACGCTCACCCGCGCCATGCTCGACCACGGATGTCGTGTGTTCGCGTTTGAGCCGAACCCGCCAACGCTGGAATGTCTGCGACACAACTGTCCCGACGCGGTTAGCTACAGCTTCGGACTCGGCGCGTCGAAGCAAACCGTCGGCTTCGTGCACAACACGAAGAACGCTGGGGCCAGTGCAGTCACCGATGTTCGGGAATCCCACACATCCGTGAAATTGGTCGCGCTGGACAGGATGGGCCTGCCCCCGCCGAAGCTTATCAAGCTCGACATAGAAGGTTGCGAACTCCGCGCACTACAGGGCGCACGCAAGACTATTGCAGAACACCAGCCAGTCATTGTGCTGGAAATCAATCAGTCTGCGCTGGCCGCTCAAGGCACTTCCGAAAAGGAAATCGTGGAATGGCTGCTCAACCGATTCTACGTCTTGACGGTGATACAGCCGGACTGTAAGTGGGGCGACCCCCAGTTCGACGTGCTCGCCGTTCCGATGAACTACATAGCACCCACAAAATGAGAACGATTGTGCATGTGAATCAACACGCGGTAAAGTCAAACCGCAAGACGGGCAAGCGCGACCCCGTGCTCACAATCAAGACCTACAAGAGTAACACCTACGCGCACGAAGTTGAATTGACAGGCCCGTCGAAAGTTGTATACTCGCCAGACAAGCCGCTGCCATGCGGAGCCGTCTGCTGGATTGAATCACAACACCCTGTCAAAATTAAATGAGCGTGACGCTTTTACCCTATCAGGTCCCAGCCGCCGACGCGCTGGAAGCCGCGCTGCGAAAGCACCGCGTGGCGTTAGATCTGTCGGACTGCGGAACAGGAAAAACCATTGTAGCCTGCGAAGTCTTGAAACGGCTTAACGCGTCACAGAACATTGTAGTGTGCCCGAAGGTCGTAGTCCCTACATGGCTCCGCTGGGCCAAAGAAATGGGCGTTGCTGTGACGGCCCTCACCTATGAAAAGCTGCGGCTTGGAAAGACGGGGCTGGGCTATTGGAGAAACAAAACCTTTCAGTGGACGGTTGCCGACGACGCAGTGATCGTGTTCGACGAGGCTCACCGTGTTGGCGGCCAGAATACGCAGAACTCACGCATGGCCCGTGACGCTGGCCCGTTCCACAAGCTATTGTTGAGTGCCACCCTCGCTGAATCCCCACTGCAAATGCGGGCTATCGGTCATCTGACGGGCCTCACGACATGGGCAGACTGGTATGGCTGGTGTCTTCGTAACGGTTGCGGAAGACAGCACTGGGGCGGGCTCATCTTCCCTGCGTGGCCCACAGGCCGCGGCATGTCTGCCGACGAGAAGGAAGCCGTCCAAGCAAAGGTGCGTTCAGAAGTGCTGGCGTCGGTTAATTCATACCTGCTGCCAGATTTTGGTTACCGCGTGAAGATTTCAGACCTTGACGACGCATTTCCTGAAGGCGTCGTCACTGCGGACGCCTACGATATGGGCAACGAGCAGGAAATCATTGCTGCATACGACCAGCTTAATAAGGACATAGTTGCCGCGACGTCTGAGTTAGAGCGCGAACAGGCGGAGACCAGCGCATTGCAGATTATCGAGCGGGTCAAAGTGTCGGCCTTCGCAGACATGGCGCGGGACTTAATGGAGCAAGGGCAATCGGTAGTCATCGTCACGAACTTCCGCGCTTCTCTACAAGCCTTGTGCGAAGAGTTGAAGTGCGGCGGGGTCTACGGCGGGCAGAACGACGCCGAACGCGCCACCGTAGTGGATGAGTTCCAAGCGAACACTACGCACTGCATCATCGTGAACATTCAAGCGGGCGGCGTCGGCCTGTCGTTACATGACCTGCACGGACAGCGGCAGCGCGTGATGTTAATCAGCCCGACATTCAGCAGCAAGAATCTGCGCCAATGTTTATTCCGAACACGTAGACAAGGCTCCCAATCTGCGGCGATTGCCCACATCGTGTATGCCGCAAACACTCCGGAAGAAGATGTTTGCGAACGCGTTGCGATAAAACTAAAGAACATCGACCTACTCAACGATGGTGACCTTTCGATTTCTCCAAAAAAACATTTGAACAAAACCAACGCCACGTTGTCAGAGCCGAGCAACCAAGTTATTATGACATGTCCACAAACACCTACAAGCCAGTCCCCCTCGCCGAGCACGCCAGCCGAACCCTTGCCAAACGATACCGTGAAGTCAGAGGCTACTTCTACGAAAACGGGAAGCTCTACGAAGAAACCCTCACGAAAGAAATCTCCCGAGACTACGTCTGGACTACCGACGGTGTCATCGGCAATAGAAGTCTCAGAAAACCGAAAGCACGCAAAGCACAGCCCGAGCAGCCTAAAATATAAGCTGGAGTGCCCAGGCTGGCTCAACGAACAGTCTAATGAGCCTAACGTGTGGGCAGATCGCGGCACTCGCGGTCACGCTGCTGTAGAAGTCATGAGCAGCGCAGGCCTCGAAGACGATCCCAACTTGAAGTCGGCGGTAGATATGTGCATCGCATATGTTCGCTCGCTGCTAAACTCCATCCCAGGCAAGACGCAAACACTGCGCGAAGTGAAGCTCAAGGTCCTCGACCAGTATGGGCACGCGGACTTGGTGCTGCTGTGCGAAGACGGCACCGCCCACCTGCTCGACTGGAAATTCGCGCACAACCTCTACAAAGCGGACGCGCCCCAGTTCTGGGCCTACTCGCTCGGCGTGTTCGATGGCTGGCCTGTGAAGTCTGTGGAAGTCCATGTGCTGCACCCTTGGCTGAACTCCATCAGCAAACAGAACTTCACCCGAGACGGCGACTATCTGACGTTGCTTGGGAAGGTTCGTCGAATCATTGCGCGTGCCACGGCCTGCGACCCTAAGGACTTTACACTCAACTCGGGCTGCACCTATTGTGCCCGTGCTGGGACGTGCCCCGCGCTGGCAGCAACAGCCGCCACGATTGCAACACGCTACGATTCTCAATTCCAACTGCCGGACGGGAGCCTGCACGGTAGCGAAATACGGGACCCAGAAATACTGGGCCGCTTGTTGGAGCTCGCTCCGATTATCGAGAAAGCAACGGCGGGTTGGAGGAACGCTGCGCTCAACTTGTGGCAACAAGACGGCGTGCCGATTCCTGGATTCTCCCTCATGGAGCGGAACGGCTCCCGTAAAATCACATCACCCATCGTGGCCTACCAACTTTTCCTTGACAAGGGCGGCAAGGCAGAAGACTATGCACGCGTCGCAGATGTTCCAATGGGTGAACTCGAAGATTTGTTTGCATCACTTGCTCCGAAAGGCAGCAAGGGTGCAGCGAAGCAGGAACTGAATGACCTGTTACTTGATAGAGATGCAATCTCTGTCGGTAAATCATCATTCTTTTTGAAGAGAAACAAACAATAAACAACAACAACAACAACAATATGCCAGACAACGTAAAACAAAAACTCACTACTGTATCCCCGCTAGCGGCACCCGTGGCTAAGCCTAAGCCTACGCCTACGCCTACGCCTACGCCCGCAGCGGCAGCGGCAGCGGCTCCGAAAAAGAAACTCAATACCCTAAGGAGCCAACTGTTAGATACGTTTAAGCAGTCTGGTGAAATAGGCCTGTCTGCGTTTGAGAAAGGAAAAGTAGGCGTGCGATTCTACTTGGGCCCAGACGGAACCCCCGTCACCGAATCGACAAAAGACACCAACGTGTTTGAGCTTGATGGTAAAAAATTCCAACGAGCGGACATATTAAAAGTCTTAGACATTGAGCAAGAATAATTTCCCTAGAGCAACAACAACAAAACAAACAATAACAACTAACGTATCAAATTATATGGCCGAAATTACATTCGACGAAGCAGCTAAGAAACCAACCCCACCGCAAGCAACCCAGTTGGCGGTTAAACCTGACGCAACCCTAGCAGCTCCCGCTTCTTACACAGACGCTGGCGGATTCGACGGTGAGTTCACACGTGAGGACCGACAGACCCCGCGTCTGCAAATCGTAGCCAAGACGGGCGCACTGAGCAACGACTTCAACCCTGGGAGCTTCCTGCTCAACAAGCAAGCGGACCTCGGGAAGAATCCGCTGGGCGTGGTCGCCCTCCGTGTCAAAAAACTCTACCAAGAGGTAACGTCCATCGAAGAAGGCGTCATGGGACGCACCTTCGCAACAGCAGAAGAAGTTCGCGCTGCTGGGCTCCGCGTAGGATTGCCGACTAGCAAAGTGGCTGGTGAAGAAGCTGCACCAATCATGCAGATTCTTTTCTTCATCGAGCTGCCGGACGGACTCAAGCCCGAAGTGGCCGACCACTTCTCGTGTGTTCTTCCAAGCGGCAAGCAGGGCGCACTGGCCTTGTATACCGCAGCACGCACCAACTACCGCACTGTCGCACAGCCGCTGGTAACAGCGCGTGACATGAACAAGCAGGTCCGTGAAAACGGCGTTTGGTCACAACGCTGGCAGTTGTCCGCGAAGCTGGAGAAGTATGAGTCGTTCTCTTGGTGGCAGGGCCATCTTACCCCAAGTGGTAAGCTCGACCAAGCCGACGCGGATTATCTCAAAGACTTCGCGGCCTAAAGAAAACGTAACCTTGGGCGGGTCGTGCAATCCGGTGCGACCCGCTCATTCTTTTTTATATTTATTATGTCTTATAAATTACCATTCACATCGACCGAGCTAAACGAAATTAAGCTCAAAGCCTATCAGACAGGCGACAGTATGATCACCTCGTTGTTCGAGCATATCGAAAACCCTGAGCGCGTTGCTAAGCTGCAAGAGCAAATCGAAGAACTCCAAGCGGAGATTGCCGACTACCGCAGCCAGAACGAAGAACTAGAATCCCGCATCAAGAAATCACTCATTGTATGAACCAAGAAGTATTCGACAAACTCCGCGCCGTGCTACACGCATCGGCAACCACCATCGCCACGGACAAACGCCCTGGCTACACGCAGGGAAACGAAGACGTGCTGCACAACTTCAAAGCCGCCGCAGCAATGGCGGGCATCACACCACTCCAAGCATGGAGCGTGTATTTCTGGAAGCACGTAGCGGCAATCCTGAGCTACGCAAAAGACCCGACAATGGCTCAAGCCGAGCCGATGCTGGGACGTATATCCGACGCACGGAACTACCTTGACCTGTTCTACGGACTGGTTGAGGATCAAAAAGCACCACCGACACACTCATGATCGCATCCTACAGTTCTCACCATATGTTTGCTGGCTGTCTGCTGTTGATTATAGTGGGCGTCGCTCTCTTAATATGGCTCATTCCTCCACCGCCGCCCGCCGTAAATTGTATGAGCACCGAAGCCAACCCCAAAGACTACCATCTCCTGTCGGACGATACGCGAATCACTCTCTGCCGCTGTAAGATCATTGATGAGTCCGGCAAATCGGAAACACTGTTTCAGTGGCGTGATTGGGCAAATCGAACCGCCTACTCACCAATTATGCTGGACGAATGCGAAGCGCGCAGCTACCCAGTTGAGCAACTTAAACCACAATGAGAACTCGCCAACCTAGTGTGCTCGTCGTCAACACGTGGCAGCCTCACGGGAGTCGTAAGTTCTACGCGACGCACGACCCAAAGCAGTGCTTCCCGAATCCCTGCTGCGTGCATCGCCCGAGTGAGCACCACATGAAAGACTGGCCGCAGAACTACCGCGACGACACTGGAGTGACGGAGCGCGTTTGTGTGCACGGCGTTGGGCATCCTGACCCTGACCAGCCTTGGCCGACGGACGACGTGCGTTGGATGCACGGCTGCTGTGGCTGCTGCGCTGTGCCGTCGAAGGAGCCGGAACAACCGATAGACAACTCAATCGCGCTGATTGCTGCGATAGTCGGAGGGGCCGCTGCTGTATGATCGTCGCAATCGATTTCGAGTCTTTCTACAGCAAGGACGTGTCCATCACGGTCCAAGGCATCTTCCATTACCTGCGTCACCCCGAGCAGGACATCTACATGGTGTCTGTCGTGTCCGACACGGGCGTCCGTTTCTGCGGGAACCCGCGGGACTTCGACTGGTCCTCCATCGACGGCGCTACGTGGCTCTCTCATAACGCGGCATTTGATAGCGCGGTGTATGAAAGGCTGCAAGAACTTGACCCGCTATGGTATACTGCGAAGCCGTCTGAATGGCATTGCACCGCAGACCTCGCTGCTTACTTGGGCTACCCGCGTTCGCTTAAAGAAGCGTGCAAGCACCTTCTTAACCTCGACCTTAGCAAAGACACCCGTGATAAAATGAAGGGCAAACGCTGGGAGTCCATGAGCGAAGACTTCCAGAAAGAAGTCACCGACTACGCGATGCGAGACTCTGAGTATTGCCTACAGTTGTGGCAGCAGCACAGTCACAAGTGGCCGCAATGGGAGCGCGAGCTAAGCGTGCTGACCCGCACGATGGCTGATGAGGGGGTCGCTGTAGATAAACCATATTTGGAAGAATGCGTTGGGAACCTTCGCAGACTCCTGTGGGAAGCCGACAAGCAAATCCCGTGGGCTCAGTCAGGTCCAGCATTAAGTTACAAGAAGTTGTGTGAGCAATGTAGGTCCGCTGGTATCAAGCCGCCGCCATCACTGGCGATGGACGACGAGATGTGCGCAGCGTGGGAAGAAGAGTTTGGAGAAAAGTATCCATGGGTTTTTGCGATGCGGACGAAACGTAGGGCAAATACTTTACTCAAGAAGTTTGAGGCGTTACTTCAGCGCATACGTGAGGACGGCCGCGTCTCAATGCCCACTAAATATTGTGGCGCTCACACCAGACGGTGGTCAGGCGACTCCGGCATAAATGCGCAGAACATGAGCCGAGAAGCCATGCTCGAAGACGAGATGAAACACTTCAAGATTAGTGACCACGGCGTAGAAATGCGGGCATCCATAGTTGCACCAGCGGGCCGCAAGCTCATCGCTTCGGACTTATCTCAAATCGAGCCCCGAGTATTGGCCGTGCTAAGCGGCAACACCCGTATGGTCGAACTGCTGCGAACCGGAATCGATATATACGAAGCACACGCGAGAGACACGATGGGCTACGATAGACCAGAGAAGCTTAAAGCCATGGCGCACGTCCCAGAGTTCGAGCTGATGCGTCGTCTCGCCAAGGCCCGCGTTCTCGGACTGGGTTTCCAGTGCGGCTGGCACAAATTCGTGACCTTCGCCAAGACAACGCTCGGAAGTCCGGACGCATTCAACGCAATCTTTGGGGCGCCCATCAAGCCGAGGCAGCTAGAGGCGTTTACTGAAGCCCTCATTGCCCGCAGAGACCCCGTCTTGCTGGCCGAATGGAAGCGTTTGGATGAGTTTACCCAGCGGACTTGGGTCAATTCGTGGGTTCAAGTCACGGATTTTAGGGAGAAGAACCCGCATACGGTAGCCCTTTGGCGCAAATTGCAGGCCTTAATCGAGCGGTCAGTGGGGGAGGACATGGTGGTTAATCTGCCTTCCGGCAACAAGCTGACCTACCATGGGGTTCACACGACCCCTGGCAAGACGGCCTCGGATGGCAAAGGCTACGCTTGTCACCTCAGTCGCATGGGTCGGATGAACCGAGTGCACATTTACGGCGGACTAGTGACGGAGAACTGTCTGGCCGGAGATACCGAAATCCTGACGGATAACCGTGGATGGGTTCGTCTGGACTCTCTTTCCGCAGCAGAGAAAGTGTGGGACGGTGTGGAATTTGTGTCCCATGATGGGCTTCTTGACCAAGGAGTGCAATCCACCATAGACTGCCAGGGAGTCGACGCCACCCCCGACCATCTCTTCCTAGTAAATGGGGAGTGGCTCTGCGCTAACACAGTTGCATGTTTGGAACAACCGCCGCTCGGACGTGCCTCAAGACTTCATAGAGTTAGCGCGAGCAGCGGGGATCAAGCGATCCACGTTGGCCTACCGCCTCACTCTAGGGATACCGTGGGAACAAATACTCAACACTCCCGTCAGCCTATCCAACAAGTTTACGACATCCTCAACTGCGGCCCCCGCCACCAGTTTGTTGTCCGAGGACGCACTGGGAAACGCCTAACCGCGCACAACTGCGTGCAAGCAACTGCGCGTGATGTGTTTGCCACAGGCCTGCTACGAATTGCAAAGGCTGGCCACTCGCTAATCTTGCAGACGCATGACGAAGCCGTGCCTGAAGTGGACGAAGCGTTAGACAAGCAAGCAATTGTCGATCTCATGACGGTCGTGCCTGACTGGATGCCAAGTCTGCCCCTCGCCGCGGAAGCCGCGGAAGGAAAGTCCTACGCGATTTAATATATGACAAACACACGTCAGGAAACCGCGCAGCGAAAAATCCTTCGACTACGAACTGGCCGAGAATGGAAGAGATTGCTGTCCAAAATTGAGCTTCCAATGCGCCTTAAACTATCGGCGCTCATCTGGTATGATTATTTCTCGCTCGCCACGTTCAATTCAAAGCCGTGCCCCAAGTATGGCGATCTCTTATACCCCGCTACGCTAGAGTGGATGCACCATCCACGGTGGGCGAACGTGGTAATTCCAGCGGCCGAAGTAGAAGCGGCGCTCTTGATGCTGGGCTTTGGCCACATACACGCCTCTGCCCGCGCAAAGATAAATAATAAAAAGATTGAACAGTTCGAGCAAAACAGTATCCTACAGCCATGACCTGCAACGATACCCGAGAAAGCCACACACTAATGACAGTCCGACGCACAAACGTCGTCGAATACCGAGATGGTTCCGTAAGGTTTCTAGCCGGACTCACAGTCGATGCCGACGGCGCGCCACGCGCTTACGGCCCCGCTGGGACCCAGCCGCTGGACTACCTAGCTAATGCGGGGAGTCCAGGCCGCTGGTGGGGCATCGCGACCGATAAGTCGGGCAAGCCGTTCATCCAAAAAGAACATGACCCAGCACCTGGATACTACGTCAGCACAACGAGCTACCAGCGGAGTGGCTTCGCCATCTGCGACCCGCGTCGTTACGTAGACAGCGAGAAAGTTCCCTTCGTTGTCGTGCCTGCCCCGTTGCGCAAGATGGTAAAGGGAATCGTCCTTGGATGTGCTGCGACCATCACGCGGGGCTCTTCGGGTGAGTCGATAGCCTGCGTTGTTGCCGACTTCGGTCCGGCTAAACATCTAGGCGAAGCAAGTATTGCCGCAGCGCGTATGCTTGAAGTTCCCTGCAATCCTAAAACAGGCGGTTCAGATCGGCAGGACTTTACCTATACAATTTTCCCAGGCATCGCCGCTGTTATCAACGGCGAAACCTTCAAACTGATTCCAGCGTAATGCCAATCTTTAACGCTATTGCAGGTGTGGCGAACAACGGGGTGATTGGCTCGCGGAACACCATCCCTTGGAACGAGCCAGCCGACATGCGGAACTTTAAGATGCTGACAAATGGCAGTTCGGTCATAATGGGCAGAAAAACATTCGAGTCACTGGGGCATCACCCGTTGATTAATCGAATGAACTACGTTATTTCTAGCACTCCAGACGCTGGCTGGCCAGTGCAGGAGAACCTCGTGTGGCTCAATAGCGCGGTGCTGAAGAACCCCTCGCTGATGCCGTCTGGCTGGGTAATCGGCGGGGCGCAGCTCTACGAGACGCTGTTGCCCTACTGTAAGCACTTGTGGCTCACGCGAATCGAGTGCGAGCCTGAAGGCGACGTATTTTTTCCGCGCCTCGGCGTCGAGTGGCGGCTCGCGAGTTCCAAAGAGATTAGCCCGACGGCTACGTTGGAAATCTGGTGGAACTCCCGCGTGAAAGCATTCAGCATTCCCGAATAATTATGGGCTTCTCCGACCTGAATCCCGATGACTCTGAATATTTCTTTGAACGAAATGAGACCGACGTCTGTCTACTCATGCACGCTGCGTATTGCGGGCGTTTAGCGTGCTATCTGCCATTCTATCAGTTGACTGAATGTGAAGAACATCATCAAGCTTTTGAAGAAGTCCGCCGAGCGTGGCTACTTGCTGATGTTGATGACATGATGGATACCCAGCGACTGCTGCGTGAGCACGCGCATGTTACTGACACGCCCGATGCTGACGCTTTGCTCCTAGAGGTTCTGGGAGAGCTGCTTAACTAACAAACTCAACCGTTGTGACTGTCGTCGCAACATCAATGAATCACTCTGTCTTTTTATATTTATGAATCTGCCTGAACTGCCTGAACTTTTCTGCATTACAAACCGCCTCGACCAAATAGCCACACGGCTGCGCCCTTGGGACCACGTGCCAGCCAAAGGTAGCGTGCCTGAGTCAGCGTTCCTCTCCAAAATTGCGTTCGATGCCTACGCCAAGAGCGGCGACACCAAGCATGTCTTCTATTATGCTGTCGAGCCCTTGAATCCGTCGATGCGCCCAGGCAAGCAGAACCCTCCGGTGTCACTTCACGGTCTGATCGCAGACTACGACGTCAAAGGCGGTAAACATATTACCGAAGCCGAGGTCCAATCAATTACAAAGTCCTTGCCGGAGCACTTACTTCCTACTTTTGCGCACGCAACCTTCAGCGGGGGTGCTCGACTGGTCTGGTTGTTCGACCGCCCCGTGGCTTGTGAGCTGGAAGTTGTCAGGACTGCGTTCTTGGACATGGCCTCGAAGCGATTGACCCTACAGAACCTGCTTCCTGGCTGGGACAAGCCCGCTTTCCACGCCTACCAGACCACTTACGACGTCGGCACACGCGACTGGTCTCGTATTGGCGCCCCGTTGCCCGCGAGTTTGCTCGAACAGTGGCTGATTGAGGCAAGTTTGTTGCTCAAGCCAGGCAGCATCAAGACCGACGGCGTAGAAATCCCCATTGACGAGGTCTCAAAGAAGGTTTCCGAGGTCTTCCCCAACCGCTGGGTGGGTGAATTTGATATTGGCCGACGCGGCGTGGTGTTTTTCGACCCCGTTTCCGTGAATCCGACTGCTGCTATCGTGACGGCGACGGGCGTGCTGTGCTTTGGACAGGCAAAATGTCACTACTCATGGGCGGACATCTTCGGCAAGGCATGGGTAGAGGGCTTTGTGCAGGACAAACTAGGCGACGTTACCAAAGACATATGGTCAGATGGCAAGAACTATTGGTATGCCGACTTGCGAGGCGTGATGCTGCCACACAATCGTGAGACTGCGGTGTTGCACCTCCGCGCTATGGGCCTCTCAGCTGAGAAAGCATCTGGCCTGAGCGAAGTGGAGAAGGCTCTTCAGCACATCAATCAAGCGAAGTGGGTAGACACGGTCGCGCCGCTGGTTTTCGATACTCGCTCCGTTGTAGACGTGCAGGGCAAGCGCACGCTGAACACCAGCAGAATCAAAGTGATGCAGCCGTCGGACGACGCTGGGGTCTGGGGCCCCGAAGGCAACTTCCCTTGGCTATCAAAGCTCTTGGACTCGGCGTTTGAACCCACCGTCGGCGATAACCCTACGGACCAGCTTGACCATTTTCTAGCGTGGTTCGCTCACTTCTATAAAGGCGCGCTATCCGGCACGCAGTCAAAAGGACACGCCCTGTTTTTGTGCGGCCCAGCAGAAACAGCGAAGAGCTTCCTCTCGAATATCATCGTTGGTAGCGCAGTTGGGGGCGGCTTCCCAGCGTCCGACTTCATCCAAGGCCGCACCGAGTTTAACAAAGGTTTGTCCGAGTCGGGCTTGTGGCTGATGGACGACAGCAGCCCCGCCGAGGGCAATGATGCCGATGCACGGAAGTTCGCCAGTCGTTTAAAATCACTGGTCGTTAACGGAACCTTCGTCGTTCGAGCCCTATACAGAGACGGCGTCGACGTCTCCATGGCTGGCCGCAGGATCATCCTGACAGTAAACAACGACCCGCACTCCATGCGTATGCTGCCAACTTTGGATGGTAGCATCGCGGACAAGGTGATGATGCTCTTGGCGAAGCGACCAGAGGTCGACTTCTCTAGGGACTACTCCAAGAACGAAGCCAAAGTGTTGTCGGAGCTCCCCTGTTTTCTGCGGTGGTTGCTCGACCATGAGCCGCCAAAGCGCGTAGTCGAACACCGCGGTCGGCTGTTCTGCAAGCCTTACATCCATGAGAGCCTACGCCTAGGCAGTAGCGTAGCCAACGGTGTTACTGACCTGCTCCAAATCATGGACGTTTACTTCAGGTCAATCACTGACCCGCTCTCAAGCTCAGGCAGCGAGGCCCTAATCGGGACTGCCGCGGACTTGCTCGGGAAGCTTAACCAGTGTGATGCCACCAGAGCCCTAGCCAATAAAGAGACGGTTCGGTCAGTCGGAAGGAAGCTCGGACTGCTGGCCTCTACCCACTCGGACAGAGTGAGCAAGGCGCTCGGCCACAATGCGCAAGGGGCCACCAGCACATGGAGCATCCTACCCCCCGCTTAACCATGAATGCTAACTCTTACGAAATCTACAGGTCAGAAGCTGCCGAGTATCCCCTAGTTACTCCCGAAGAGGAGCGGCGGCTGGCAGTGAGAGTGCAAGCGGGGGACTCCGACGCACGAACGGTCCTGGTGAACGCAAATCTTAGAATCGTTTTGGCTCTGGTGCAGGACTACAAACAATTCGCGGTCCCAATCGAAGAGCTGGTGGCCGAGGGGAACCTCGGGCTAATCGAAGCGGCGACGCGCTACGACGGCAGGGTAAGCTTCTGGCACTTTGCAAAAGTGATTGTTCATCGATACATCCAAAAGGCGATGGCTGCGCAGGGCTGGGCGGTGAGGGTGCCTGGCGAGGTTCACTACCAGATGCTGCAGCTGCGGAGGGAGTCCAACAGGCTCGAAGAGAAGACTGGTAATGAGCCAGACGACGAAGCTCTGGCGGAGAGCCTCGGCATCGCAGCACACAGGGTGTCCTCGCTGCGGGGTATAATGTCAACGGTCGCGAGTATTGGCACCTCTGAGGACGACGGGGCTGGCCTTCAACTGAGTGACGGCACTTACGAAAGTTCAGGCATGGATGAGGCTCGGTCTGACCGCCTCTATAATGTCAGGAAGCTGCTGGCTGGCCTGGAACAGCGGGAGCAGTTGGTGCTCGGTGCGCGGTATGGGCTAAAGTCCGGCGAGCCGATGCGGTTGGAAGCTATTGGCGAGCGGCTGGGAGTGTCACGCCAACGTGTGGAACAAATAATACAGGTTGCGGAACAAACGATTCGCGACTTAGTGCTGACTGCGAAGTCGGAGGTCCCGCTGTGATTACTCACAAGAGGTGTGTTACCTGCGAGGAGTTCAAGAGTGTGGCTGACTTTGCTATGCGCGCTGCCTCAAGTGACGGCAAAAAAAGCAAGTGCAGACGGTGCGACGCTGTTGACAATCGACGCAGGCGTCTCCCAGAACGCGAACGATCCGCGGCATACAGACACGCGTTGGCCCACGCCTCCGAGAAAACGCTGCTAGCACGGGCCAACGCTGCCGACGAAGCGGCAAAAGCGCGGGTCCTCGCACGGGCCAGCGCGGCCGCGGCAGCCAGAGACGCACAGGTCTGCGCCATGGCCTCGGCCTTACAACAGCTCGCCGAGCTAGTCGCGGCCCGCAGGTTCAAGCAGGCATGTGTCGCCGAGCCGGAGGTCATAACCCAGCCCCCTAATCCACTAGCATAATCCGCTAAAATAAAACCCTAAAAACACGTATAAGAACCTGCCTGTTTTAGCACCAGAAAAAGGGCCCAAATATTGGGCTCTTTTTTTTGTGTGTAATTGAATCAAACTTAGATGACAATAACCAAAATCGTGGCTCCCTCAAAATCTTACAAGCGGCCGACCTTATCGCCATTTGGTGGCGAGAAGCGAGTTTTGGCTGTGGAACATTGTTCCACACGGAGCTTGTGGAACATTGTGGAACATTCTGTGGAACATTGTGAAACGTGTGGAACATTGGAAAAAGGGCAAAGAACACCAAGGTTTTTCTTAATCTGATCGAGCTTGAGAATCTGATCTAGTAAACATTATCATCAGGGGTAACTGGCTCAACCCGTGGGGCTAACGAGTGGGCACATCTAAAAAAATCACCCCCTAAAAACGCATACTCGATCAAGGTCCCAAGACCGTTTCCTAAAACAATGACGCATGTTCACGGTCCCTGTGGGCTGTCTATATATATTTTTTCAATAAAAAGTTAGAATAGATCGAGTCTTCGAGTAACCGATATGCGTTTTCTAGGGGTAGAAGGGTTACTCGATCAAGCAAACTCGATCAGCCTCGATCAAGAAATCTGATCGAGTGCACGAGTAAATCGGCTAAAGTTTGAACCTGTTGGACTCTGTAGAATCTTGAGATGCTGTCTGATGTTCCACAGCTTTGTTCCACGCGTCGGGATTTCGGCCGCATTTTTGGCGCAGAAAACAGGGGCAGATTTTGACGTAGAAAACGGGGGCTATTTTTGAACCCGAGTTTGACCCGTATTTTTGGCAGGGGTTTGTGACTCGGGTTTTGGATTACTATGACCCCGTCTCCCCTACCCCCTTGGTCGGCACCTCCCCCGCTTGCCGCGGTCCCCGTCTCCCCTACCCCCTTGGTCGGCACCTCCCCCGCTTGCCGCGGTCCCCGTCTCCCCTACCCCCTTGGTCGGCACCTCCCCCGCTTGCCGCGGTCCCCGTCTCCCCCGCCCCAGCTACATTGCTCCCGTGTAACGCACAGCGTGTTGTGGCCGCCGCCGCTCCAGGATGCCCGTGGCCGCGTTTTTATTTCAAATCCATAGCAGGACAGCGGAGGCCTCATAAAAATCCCAAAATCTTCTAACCCTCCCATAGAACGATTTACGATGCGGCGATTCCCCTGCGTAGTGACCCGTCTCCCCCACCCTCGCGCCGCGCACGGCGCGCCGCGCACGGCTGCTTCTACTCTGTTGGGTTATGGGCTTTGAAACCACATGCAAGCCTAGTTTTTTACCCTTCGCGCGAGTTAGGCGCGACTAACATCATAGAACACGCGATGCGGAAGGTGCGGGATAATTTCTAAAAACGAAACTTTTCTTAAAATCGGGAAACAATTTTCGTCGATTGCATGGAAACAGTGTAGAGAGTGACCGCTTCAAACGGCTCCGGTTTTCCGAGAGTCCACGAAAGTTACTCAGTTCTTTGAAAAATCAGCTCGGCGCATCCCAAGGGGGAGCGAAGGGCAGCGACGTGAAAGCTTGGAGGTGTCCTAAGGGAGACTCTGGGTGATGCGTAGGTGTAGCTTGCAAAACGGGCAAAAAGTCCGTCACAGGTGGGAGCACAGGGATGCGGAAAAAGTAACGTCGTGAAATTGCGAAAATCGTCAATGGCCTATATGCCAAGCCCTGACGAAGATTCGACGCTATTATTGCACAAGGGGAAGCAAGGCGCGGCGTGCCTCACTCGGACTGTCACACTTGACAACCGTGTCTTGCTTTCTCTATTCAGCCTCCATTTCATGGGGGTTGAATATGAGAAAATAAACCCAAATAACACAAAAAATATGAGCAATAACATCGTAGAAAATCCAGAAAACGCACTCGCCACCTACAACAGCCAGATGGATTCCGGCTTGCTGCAGCCCACTGGAAAGCCACTCGGTTTAACGGCATGGGCGGAGAAGAACTCCGTGGACTTGGAGGACACGACGGAGCGCAAGGCGGCACTTAAGGCATGGCGTCACTACGTGAAAGAGTGTCAATCCGGCCTTAAGGCCGTCGGCGCACTCATCCTCTCACAGCTGGAGGAAAATGGACAGGCAATTAAGCAAGTGAAGCCAGCCGGAGGTGGATATAACATCTGCGTCCGTCCTCTCACGAAGGTTGAAAGCAAGGGCGGAAGTGCGGAGCTGGCCGCTGAGAAGGCAAAGGTTGCCAAGTTGGAGGCGGATATGGCCGCGATGCGTGCAATGATGGAGAGCCTCATGGCTCGCCAGCTCGCAGCATAGTCACACAAGGTAGTCGTAAGGGAGGACGCGCTCTTTGAAAGGAGCGCGTCCTTTCCCTATTCAGCGCATCATGGTGCGTTGAATAGGGAAAGCATCCTGCTTTCTCATACTCCCCTAATAGAAAATCAGCACTCACAAAATATGAACGCACACACAAAAGCCACGATGCCCCAAGCGGGTTACAGAAGGCCGAAAATCTACGACATGTTAGCCGCTACAGAGCGGAAAAGTCACTGGGTCTGGCAGAATCGTCTCGCGAAGTATCGTCCAGACCAGTATCAAAAGCCGGAG